TGGGAGAAATTTCAAAAGAACTTGATAAGTTGTTAGATTCATAATATTTATATGAAAACCATTAAAAATGACTTTCGGGCAAATAAAATCCATAATTGAAAACAGTTTAATTGAATCCTATAAGAACGAGGGGGAATTCAAAAAATCTTTAAGAGAATTCAAGCATAACGTATTGAGTAATAAATCTATGTCAAAAATTTACTCATTATACGACCAATTAAGTACGCCACAGGGATTGTCTGAGTCAGATGCTAAAGAATATTTGGAAGAAGGAGTGAACATTATTCAAAAATTATTAGGTAGTGTTAAATTACCTAAAGCACTTTCTGAGTCTGTAAATGAATATTCTGACATCGATACTTTAGTTTATTTGAATAAAATAAGTTTATCTGAGAGGGTTTTGTCCAAGAAAAATATTATTAATATTTTAACTTCTGAAAAGAAAAGTGTGAAAGAATCAATTAACATTCCAATTAAATCTATGGTTAGCATTGCTAATCAAACTTTAAGAAACTATATTGAAACTTTAAGTGAGAATGACAGAAAAGAATTTTTCCAAATTATTTCTGAAGATACAAAAACATTAGAAACTAAGTTTGAAACACTTAGAGAGAGCACTATCACTAAATTAAATTTTATTTTAGAAAATGAAAAAGAATTTGAAATAAAAACAAAAATATCTGAAACAATAGATATAATTAAAAATGAAAAGTTTGACCAACTTAATTTCTTAAAATTAAAAAACTTAGAAAACTCAATTTAATTCCTTTCTTTGAATATATTTCGCTTTTAAAATTTCGGTTCTTTTTAAGACCGATTTTTTTTTGAATTCCTTTCTGTTAAACAAAATTTGATTTTGCTTTGTCTTAATGACTTTAGATTTTAACGTCTTGAGAGACTTTTCTATATTCTCTCCATTTTTGATTTCAACTATTAACATACTATAAAATATCTACTTTTTTCTAAAAATTTTGACTATCGGATTTATATCTCTTATTTTTATAATAAATAAACCGAATAATATGAAAATTAATGAAAAAAGGCAAAAGTGTAAAGTTGAATCTTTATAATCCTATCAAATCAAGTTACGGGACCGTAGATTCAAAAAAATTAAAATCTGTCTACATAAACATACAATCATGGGTAACACCAAAATTTGAACACGACAATTGGAATAGAGTTGTTTGTAATTTAAGTAGAGAAATAAAACACTCCGTTTATAATTCAATAACAACAGGAATTTTCCAAGAAAAAAGTATAGTAGATTTAGATTTACGTACAAGTGGAATATCCCACGGAAAAAAATCATTTTTTAACTTAGAAGTTAATCTTTACACAAACATAGAATTAGATTTTAAATCGTATGAAATTAAAGAATCAATTAAAAAAATTGTAAAAACCATTTTTAAAAATAACATTAATGAAAACAAATATTTTGATTTTTCAACCTCAAAAAAAGAAACTAATTAATAAACTATCTATTATTGGATATTTATTTTAAAACCCTTGATGAAAAATCTTAGAATATTAGAAGCAAGTGAGCTTGGACATGGTATCTTGGTCGAAATGGATGCAGGATATGTTTCTCCTAAAGACATACATAACGCACATGTTTTACAGGAATCCGCAAAAATGGATTGGAAAAATCCATTTGAATTTTATGCGGTTCTTCAGAAATATGATACACCAAATAGAAATGGTAGATTTTATCCTAAAAGGATATTAGAAAGAGAAGCCGAAAATTATAGGAAAACAATAGCTAAAGGTTTATCTACTTCAGAGTTGAATCACCCCGAATCTTCACTTATTGATTTAGATAGAGTTTCACATATCATAACTGAAATTTGGTGGGACAGGAATATCTTAATGGGAAAACTTAAATTATTAACATCACCAGGATTTCACGAAAGTGGTATTGTTTCAACAAAAGGAGACATTGCAGCTAACTTAATGAGACAAGGTGTTACTATGGGAGTTTCTTCAAGAGGGGTTGGTTCCCTTAAAAAAGTTGGCGAAAGAAATGAAGTTCAAGATGATTTTGAATTAATTTGTTTTGATTTAGTATCGTCACCATCAACACCAGGTGCTTATTTATTTTCAAACCCTGAAGATAGAAACAAATATGAAGAAAACTTAGAAGAAGAAAGAAATCATAAAGATTCAAATCAGTTTGCTGAGAAATCAGTTGACTTAATGAGAAAATTAAACGATTTTTTAGGAAAATAATTAAACATGGAAGAAAAGTATTTTGTAGCAAAAATTCAGTACGATTTACCTGATGAAAATTCAGGAAAAATTAAAAAAATCAGAGAAGAGAAACTTGTTAAAGGTTTTTCAGTAACAGACGTTGAGGCGAAAGTTACAACGAAGTACGAAGGATTCACACACGATTGGAGAATAACTTCGGTATCTGAAAGTAAAATCGATGAAGTAATTGAAAAGTAATTAAATAAAAGTGGTCAATCGACCACTTTTTTTATTTGGTAGATATTTATGAAATAAAATACTATGAATTTTCAAGTTTCATTCTCAAATTCCCCCGTAGTTATAAAATTAATAAACGCACCTTCATGGTCTTCTTGTTTAGCTTATTGTGAAGGAACTGGTTTAGTACTTAATAATATAAGTTTGTATAACGGAGAAATCGTTATTAACGACAATACAACAACTAATTGCTATACAGTTACTCTTTCATCAGATACAACAAATGTGTATTCATTCTATCAAGTATTTGATGAGAATTATAATACGTTACAAACTTGGATTAATTCCCAAACAGGAAAAACTTGTATTGGCATTGGTTTACAACAAAAAACTTACGTGGTAGTTTAATAAAAACTACTTTTTTTAGTTTTGATACTATTTATTAGTTAAATTAAATAATTTTTAATGCAAGAAAATAAATCATTAGTACAAGAGGCGCTTATTCAAATGAGAAATGTTGAAGAGGCTATCGCCGAAAATGCAAAAGGAATACTTCATTCTACAATGAAAGAAGAAATCAATCAATTAGTAAAAGAATCTCTTTCTGAACAAGACGAGGTTGATTTAGATGCAGACATAGAAGACGACGAAGACACAGATGATGTGGATATGGACGTTGATATGGATGTTGATAACGACACAGAAGACATGGATATGGATGTTGATACAGAAATTGACATGGACTCTGAGGACGAAAGTCCTATAGATTTGACTGACGCATCTGACGAAGAAATTCTTAAAGTGTTTAAGGCTATGGGTGAAGAAGACGGAATCATCGTTAAAAAAGATGGTGACGACATTCACTTAACAGACAACGACGCAGATACAGAATACTTAGTAAAGCTTGGTGAGTCTGAAGAAGATGAAATAAACATGAACGAAACAGACGAAATTATGAACCAAACAGAAACAGACGAGTCAGTACAAGATGTCATTGACGCAATTTTCTCTAAAGACGGAAACACATCAGAGGTAGACATCGACGATGTTGAATCAGATGATGACGAAATGATGGAATCAGATGATGATGAAGTTGTTTACGAAATTCATTTAGATGATGAAGATGACTACGACCATTATAGAGGTGCAGAAAAAGATGACGCAGAACATATCTATGATTTAGAAAAAGATATGAAGCGTGATTCAGAATACACTGAACAAATGGACGACGAAGACTCAGATGATGATGATGATGAAATGATGGAATCAGATGATGATGAAATGATGGAATCAGATGATGATGATGAAATGATGGAATCAGATGATGATGATGAAATGATGGAATCAGATGATGAAGACGAAGAATCTATTGACGAATCTTATAACCACAGAAGAGCGGTTAGAGAAGGTAAATCAACAGTTAAACCTAAAGGTGTTGGAATTGGCTCAGGACCTAAATTTACTTACAAAAGTAAAGCTGCTGGTGGATTTAAAGAAGACAAAAAAGAAGGTCCTAAATCAGTAGGTACTGGTAAAGCAAAATTCGAATACAAGAAAGGTGCTAACATGGAAGCAAAATCTAAAGTTGTTAAAGCTGAAACAAAAGAAAGTTATGGTTCAAAAAAAGATGAATTCAAACGTTCAAAAGTTGATGGCGTAGAAAAGAAAGCAGGTACAAAAGATGGTCACTATAAAGATTACGAAGGAAAATTCGGAGGTAATAAAGGTGATAAATCTAAAACACATGCTGGTAAAGACTACGAAAAAACAGAGACTAAAGAAGCAGCAAGAACTTATGGATTTGGTTCAAAAGAAGGTAGAGGTTTAAGAAAAGGAATAACTAACAACAGAAATTACGTTTATAGTAACAGTGGTGTTAAAGTAGAATCTACACAAGCAGAAGTTAGTATGTTGAGAGAAAAGAACGAAGAGTATAGAAAAGCATTAAATATTTTCAGAGAAAAATTAAATGAAGTTGCTATATTCAATTCAAATTTAGCTTACGCTACAAGATTGTTCACAGAACATTCAACAACTAAAAAAGAAAAAATAAACATCCTAAGAAGATTCGACGGAGTTGAAACATTAAAAGAATCAAAAAATCTTTATAAATCAATCAAAGACGAATTATCTAAAGGTGACACACAATCAATTACTGAATCAGTTGAAACAAAATTGAACAAACAAGTTTCTACAGGTTCATCAATTAATCTAATTGAGTCTAAGACATACGAAAATCCACAATTCTTAAGAATTAAAGATTTAATGTCTAAGTTATAAGATTAATAAAATAAATAAAACAAAAACAAATATTTTAAAATGGGAGCATTATTAGAATCAGGTCTTGTTGGTAACATCGGTCTTAAGCACCTTAAAGTTATCAAAGAAGACACAATCAACAAATGGGACAAATTAGGCTTTTTAGAAGGTCTTAAAGGTCACATGAGAGAAAACGTAGCTCAACTTTACGAAAACCAAGCATCATTTTTAATTAATGAAGCATCATCTACATCTGATACAGGTGCATTTGAAACAGTTGTTTTCCCTATCGTTAGAAGAGTATTCTCTAAATTATTAGCAAACGACATCGTTTCAGTACAAGCAATGAACTTACCAATCGGTAAATTATTCTACTTCGTACCTAACATTCAATCTTATGAATCAGGTGGTGGAAATCAATCTGACTCTACAGGTATTCATTACTCACCTTACGGAGCACCAAATGGTCCTGCATCTCCAAACGCTGGATATAATTACAATGATGGTAGAGACCTTTATGACAGATTTTATGAAGGTGCTGAACCAGCATTAGACCCTCCAGGTTTATATGACTACTCTAAAGGTCAATTCTCAGCTTTAACAGCTACTTGTCAAACAGCACAATGGAATAGTGCAACATTAAATTTAGAAACAGCGGCTTATGCTTACGGTAACTACAGAAAAGTATTAATTACAATGTCAGGTTTCGCATCTGATGGAGCTGGTAAATTAATCGGTCCTGATGGTAACCCAATGGATAATGAATCATTCTTATCTGATTTAACTATCTATGGAGTTGGTACTAACTGGTATACATCTGGTTCAACAAGTCCTACTTGGGTTCCAGCTGGTGGAGCGGGTCCTTACTTATTCAGAGTTGTAACTCAAAGATATGGTAAAGGTATTGTACAATATGGTAATCAAAATGCAACATTAGAATTCCCAGCTAGTAAAACAGGTGGTGGTCAATATG